GCCCCAATAAGATGTCATTAATAACGTTATTTAACCTAGCGAAAGAAAACCAGCGGTAACTCCGCTCTCAACCATTTGACGAAGTACTGGTGTTGGTGTATTAGGGTTTTTTAACAGTCCATTTTTTTCCGCGAGTTGTCTAACTTTATGATCAGGCATTTTACTGATTTTTTTACGCAATGTCTTTCTATGACGTCTATATCCTTTATCTGTTAAGATACGGATAGTGTGTTTCCGCATAGATTTTTTTGTCGGAGGAGACTTCGATGGGTTTGATGCCGCTACTATTTTTGAAGTTTTTAGGATACTTTTTCCACTTGACTTATGTGTAACAGATCTACTCGCATGCTTAACTGTTGGCTTTGGAGTATTATCTGCCTTCGTAATTACAACTTTTGTAGCCATCTCTATTAAAAACGAATCAAGATTAGATTTACGGAGAACGTAATTTATATTAGATACGATGGACTGGGATTCTATTCATTCGTATTTTGACCAACATGGTATTAATAAACTTGTAGAGCATCAAATTGAATCATTTGAAGATTTCATTCGCAATAAAATTCCACTTATTATTTCTTCGACTCCGTCTATCGTTGTATGGCACGATCAGGATCCCGATACGAAGAAATATAAATATGAATTTCGTCTATCATTTGAGAACATTACCTATATGAAGCCTCGTATTCAGGAAGCATCAGGCCGTATTAAGCCTATGTTTCCTCAAGAGGCCCGTGTTCGTAATTTCACCTACTCATCTCAGATGTTTTGCGATGTTCGATTTATTGCAAAAACTCATTCTCCTACTGGAGTTCATGAAGATGTAAAGGTATTCGAAGGAGTATCATTTGGTCGTATTCCTGTAATGCTTGGATCCTCACTTTGTTTGATGAAGGACTTCCCTATCACAAAGGAAGAGCTAGGTGAATGTCCATATGATCCATTTGGTTATTTCATCATTCATGGAACTGAGCGAACAATTCTTTCACAGGAGAAGGTTGCTGATAATCGCATGATGGTTTTCTACAACAAGAAAGCATCATCAAAGTTCACACACTCTGTTGAAATTAAATCAATCCATGAATCATTCACAACTCCTCCTAAAAAGCTAGAAGTTCGCATTCAAGCAAAGTTCAATGGTCTTGGGTATCCACTAACTATTTGCATTCCTCGTTTCCGTGAAGATATTCCACTCATGGTTATCTTTCGTGCACTTGGTGTAACAACGGATGAGGATATTGCAAATCTAATTTGGGAGAAAGACAGCCTATACAGTGATATGCTTTGTGCATCATTCAAGGAATGTTCTGATCTGAAGATCTATAGCCGCGAAGATGCCGTTGATTATCTATCGAATCATCTTCAATACACTACAACTCTAGAGGACAAACAAGCGTATGTACGAACTCTCCTCGAGACAGAGTGTTTGCCCCATGTAAAGTTTGGTGGAGAAGTAATTCAGAAATCAGTTGTAGAAGTTCGTAAATGCGTTCTCATTGCATCAATGGTAAAACGTCTTCTACTGACAGATCGCGGAGTACTAACTATTGATGATCGTGATGCATACCCAAACAAGCGAATTGTTACCACCGGTGCTCTACTTACACACCTGTTCCGTCAACTTTTCCAGAAAGTTTCAAAGGACATTCGTGGTAAGTTTGTTCAGGAGGTTAATAACGATACATGGAAGAGGGGCGATACTCCTCGTCCTCTAGATGTTCTGAACATTAACAATTTGTATAAGATCCTGAAGGTGTCCACAATTGAAGGAAAACTCAAACAAGCACTTGCTACAGGTAACTTTACAGTACAGGGGCTTGGAACATCTAACTCTGCTTCTCTATCGAATGCAACAAAGGTAGGTGTTTCACAAGTACTCAATCGCCTATCATATTCTGCTACGATTAGTCACTTGCGTCGTATTCAGACTCCTATTGAGAAATCAGGTAAGCTACTTGCACCTCGTAAGCTTCACGGAACATCGTGGGGTTTCGTATGTCCTGTAGAAACGCCAGAAGGTCATTCGGTTGGTATTGTAAAAACAATTACAATGATGACTTCAATTACGCAACATACTCCATCTGTTCTTGTACTTAAAATTTTGGAAGATGTTGATAACATTCACTGGATCAACACGATCGCAGATGCATACAGTGGAACAAGTGTTGTAGTAAATGGTGTAATTGTAGCGTATACCACCGATCCTGTGTCACTAAACGAAAAACTACAAAATGAAAAAAGACTATTCCACCTACACCCTCATACGAGTGTTTCTTGGAATAATTTAGATAACTCAATCACAGTTGAGACTGATGGAGGGCGATTTGTACGACCTTTATTCAGAGTAGAAAATGGTAAAATCGTAACGCCACCAGCTTCAAAAAATTGGAATGACTGGATTAAATCTTGCGTCGAATACGTTGATCCACTTCAAACTGAAGTGATTCGTGTTGCAATGACTCCTGCCGATGTTACGAAAGGTCACACACATTGTGAGATTCATCCAACTCTGATCCTTGGTCACATGGCAGCTAGCATTCCGTTCTCTGATCACAATCAGTCTCCTCGTAACACGTATCAATCTGCTATGGGTAAACAGGCTATCGGTATCTTTGCAAGAAACTATGCAAAGCGACTCGATAAGAATGGTTATATTCTATGTAGCCCTATGAGACCTTTTGTAGAAACTCGCATTCACAATGTTCTTAAGTCTCATGAAATGCCTACAGGTGACAATATCATTGTTGCAATTGCAACATATGGTGGATACAATCAAGAGGACTCAGTAATTCTAAATCGCAGTGCAGTTGAACGTGGATTGTTCCGTTGTTTGTACTACACGATCTACAAGGATGAGGAACATCGTAATATTACATCTGGCAAGGAGGAACGTTTCACTAAACCTTCGCGTGAGACAACTCGTGGTTACAAGACTGGGTCGAAGTATGGTGTACAAGAGAACGGTATTCCGATCCTTCACACAGAAATCAAGGAGAATGATATTGTTATTGGAAAGGTTACCACAATTAAGGGTGATCCGAACGGGTACGCATTCCGTGACTCATCAACTAGTCACAAGAACTCAGAAACGTGTCGTGTAGACGGTGTCTGGCAGGATAAGAACTCTGATGGATATCCGTTCATTAAGGTTCGCGTAGTATCTGAACGTATTCCTGAAATTGGTGATAAGTTTAGTTCTCGCCACGGACAGAAAGGAACTTGTGGTATCATGTTGAATGAAGAAGATATGCCTTATACGAAGGATGGTCTTCGCCCCGATCTAATCATGAATCCTCACGCAGTACCTTCGCGTATGACAATTGCTCAATTGATGGAAACAATGTTTGGAAAGATTTGTACTCAGCGAGGAACAATTGGTGATGGGACTCCATACACACATCTAAAGCAAAAAGAACTTCGTGAACATCTACTAGACCTTGGATTGAGTCCTTATGGAAATGAGATTCTATATAATGGCCAAACAGGTCAGATGATGAAGTCTGAAATCTTTATGGGACCAACATTCTATCAGCGTTTGAAGCACATGGTAATTGATAAGAAACATTCGCGTGCTCGTGGGCCGATTGTATCCCTGACACGTCAGCCTTGTGAAGGACGTTCTCGTGATGGTGGTCTTCGTGTTGGTGAGATGGAACGTGATTGTATGATTTCTCATGGAATTGCAAGTTTTACTAAGGAGCGACTCATGGATGTAAGTGATCCATTCCCTACTGGTTTCTGTAAGTCTTGTGGAAGTTTGGCAATCATGAACGAGGTAGAAAAAATCTACTACTGTGGCACATGTAAGAGTAAGACGTCGTTCGAGATGAAAACTATTCCATACGCAGTAAAGCTTTGGAGCCAGGAACTAGAAGCTATGCATATTATTCCTCGAATGGTATTTGAGTAAAAAACTCACCCGCTGGTGAGAAACCCTATCTCTCATAGAATTTTTTATAGAAACTTACTTACGTCAGCGCATGGTACGCGGCCTTGTATAGCTTGATGTTTGCATTGATCTTCTCACCGCACTCCTTGTCATTGCAGACTTGGTAGCCGATAGAGTAGATCATTGCCGTTATCAAATCGTACGTCTCGCCGCCATAGATGGCAGTAAGAATGTCCGTACCGGGCGCTCCGGTCTTGTGACAGATGTCACACATGGCGAGCTCGCAGCAGATCTTCCTCGGGCCAAGCCGAAGGTTCTTGATGTGCATTGCGTGCTCTTCCGGAGTAAGCTCCTTCTTTGTGATCTCGTTCTCCATGGAGACTGCAACCATTGCCGACATCTTGCGCGAAACAGCTTGTGAAAGGTGTGCGTGTGTTGTGTCGACTCGTTGTAATTGAAACATTATAAACTTTTAGAATCCGTTTTGCGACTCGGACATAATCAAGTAAAAAAAGAACTACACCTCTCGTGTATGAAGAAACAACTTATGTTGCTTTCTTGCTATTTGTAATTTTTTACACCTCGTCACCCCAATCTCCAATCGTAGGAAATGACATGCAGATGCTCCCCGGCACTGCTGCCGGCTTCGTAGGCGCTCCTGGCACCTTCTTGACGACTGTAACCCAGTTGGGCTTCGTAGGCGTCTGCGGCACTGCTGCCGCCGGTGCGACCTCAAAGGCCGCGGTGAGCAGTTCCATGAGCTCCTTCTGCTCCTGCTCGGCGAAGAACTCCTCGGCCGCAGCCTGAATCTCCTCGTCCTCATCCGCATCCGCCGCTGCGAATGCATCTTGCGCGGCCTCAATGGCCGCCTGATTGGCGATCATCTCGCCAACTTCCTTGTACTGCGCCACGCGCACATCATGCTCGTGGCTGCGCTGGACAATCATGTGCGACTGGCCAATCTTCTTGAGGTTCTCAATCATGAGATCCTTGTCATCGGGTCCCGCGTACGGGCAGCCCGGGTCGCTGCACATGGTTTCACATGCTTGCGTCTTGTAGTTGTACACCTGCCGCTGCTTCTGCGCAGCGGCGATGTCATCCTCCGTGTGAATGAACGTGCACTTTCCTCGGTTGAGGTGGGCGCACGTCGGGCCATTACGGCACGGCTTCGTCATCTTGCTCGCCATCTTGAAAGAACTTGTTAGTTATCAAGAAGAAGAGCGTATACAATACATTATATTAATTTTTACAAATCCGTTTTGCGATCACGGATTAATTGGATCCGAATCTTCAACTATAATAGTTGTTGGTTCATCAAAAATAATTTTAGGGTGTTGTCTGTACATTTTTCTACAAAGAAGACAACAGAAACATACTGATGCTATGCAAAATGATACAGAAGCCGTTATTGATAACCAGTTATCATCCATTAATTAATAAATGTTTGTTTCATTTATATGCTATGACTTCATCAATAAGATACCGATAATAACCATAACTAATCCGATATAATTAATAGGATGTTCAAGGCGATCACCGAGAACTATATAAGCAACAATACTCTCTAATGCTGCAGACATACCATCCCACATTCCATTCACATACAAAACGTTACCTGTTCGCAAACAGGTGATTAAATAATATATGACTCCTGCATAACCTACTAATCCAGCTCCTAAAAATTCCAATTTATTCGTCTGTGCATACCAACGAAGATTGAAATCGCCTGCTATTTCAGCAACTGATAACAGAAGAATATTCTGTAGACTCATTTGTTATGAGGACCGAATTGTTGTTTTACGATTATAATAATATATGTCCCTGGAAATTGTTATGGGTCCTATGTTTTCAGGAAAGACAACGTATGCTATTTCTTACATACAACGTCAGCAAAGTATCGGTAAGAAAGTTGTTGTCATTAAACCGAATATCGATGCACGGTATACAACACAGAGTGTGCTTATTACACACAATAAACAGGCTTACCCGTGTCTTATATGGGATGTATCAATTAAAATGTACATTCCACATGAAATGATAAATGCAGATTGTATTGTTATCGAAGAAGCTCAATTTTTTTCCGGATTACATGGCATTGTAAGTAAACTTTTGTTTTTACATAAAAAGCACATCCTTGTTGTTGGTCTAGATGGAGATGCATCTCAAAATCCATTTGGTGAAATTTTACAATGCATACCGTTGTCGACTAAACTTCTAAAACTAGAAGCATTGTGTAGTATATGTAAAGACGGGACAGGTGCTCATTATTCGAAGAAAATTATAAGTGATATGATAGATGATCAGATAGATGTTGGTGGAGTTGATAAGTATATTACTGTATGTTTAAAACATTTATAACTAAATAATGGAGTACAAATATTTTATTGATTTTCTGGGAACACTTGTGTTTCTATTCGCACACGTTTTTACGTATGCAAATCCATACGTAATGGGAATTGTTACATTTGCAGTTTATATGATAGGATCACCCATGGATGCGGTTTATTTTTCACCCTTACCCGTTTCTGTTTCATATTTTCTAGGAAAAATGTCAACAGAAGATGCAATCTATGCTGTTTTATCTCAATATGTAGCAGTTGTTCTTATTATTTTGACTTTTAAACCATTAAAGGTTTTCATGGATTTAACTTAGAATAGGTAATAAATGAGCTTGTATATCTATATTAAAGATGAAAAGCTTCGCGAGATGTCTTTTGAGCATTTGAAAAGGCGTCGTCCTACTGATTCAGGTTGCGATATTCTATGTCCCACATGGTCGTGGCCCGAAGACAACCTCGAACGCTTTGGTCTTGAAATGAAACTAGGAATTCATTGTGCCGCTGTTACTGCAGATGGTAAACCTGCACCGTATCTTCTACTTGCTCGATCATCAACAAGTTTGACTCCTTTTCGTATGTCAAATCAGCTAGGACTAGCAGATATGGGATACCGTGGTGAGCTAATTGCTCGTGTTGATATTATGGGAAATGAGAGTAGAAACTGGGTTGTTGGATTTGGTCAGCGTCTTTTTCAGATTGTTCAACACAACTGGATGCCATGGGAAGAGATTGTTCTTGTAGAGAATCTATCCGAGCTACCTGTTGCCGTAGATAACAGAGGTGATGGTGGTTTTGGTTCGACTGGGACATAATAAAAACGGATTCAATTTAACTGTGTACAAACAATTGCAAATAAAATGGACGTATCTCGTGTTAATCGCATTGGTGGCTTTCCGTATGGATATGATAATTTCAAGAAAGAACTAGAAGACGGCATTAATGCTGTTAATACACTTGAACTGTGGGATTGGCTAAAATCATATGATTTGGATTCAGATAGATTCGGAGAACATCCTAATATTGGTAAGATCGACAGTAAACTCAAGTACCTAAGTGGCCACAGTGGTGGTTCGCATGGATTCATGATGAGTTCATTGATTTATATTGCAAAGCATGGGTTTGAGGACTATGTTCTTTACATGAACAAAGAGACAAAACGCCCGCCTACTCCAGTACCTCATCCAGTCAGTCCGGTTCACAATCGGGCAAACACTGGTGGTGCGATGCCCCGGCGTGTATGCATGTGTCGCGCACAAAAGGGGTTCAACGAAGGATGGTGTTCATTTGCTAGCATGGGGCAGGTTCCTGGTTGTGAGTATTAATAAATATACTTGCGAGAGAACCGTCACTTGCAGTAAACGTTTCATAAAGTTTGAAACCTTTTTTAATGTAAAAATTACACGCTTCAGTGTTTGAGTTTAAAACTTCAAGCCAAACATTGGACTCTAACATATCTAACATTTTTGTAGCAATTCCTCGTTTTCTGTACTCTTCATCAACCGCTAAATACGATATTTGATATTTGTGTACTCCATCGGGAGTAGATGATAAAAGTAAAAACCCTATAACTTGATTTCCTTCAATTGCTAATATTGAATTGTTATCAATAATTGTTTTTTTATAGTATGCGATTTCTTCAGGATCAAAAATAGACGTGAACAATATATCAAGAGCTATTTTCCATTGTTTTGAAAAATATATAAATATCATTTACATAAACCAAGATATCTATATGTAAGCCTTCTTAGCTCAGTGGTAGAGCACCAGCTTTGTAAGCTGTAGGTCCTGGGTTCAATCCCCAGAGGAGGCAAGTAGATCGCATCAAACGGTGTATCTATTTGCCTAAACTAAATGTTTAATCAGAACAAGAGAAATTACATCCTGTATAATAGCAGCCCAGTATGCAGAATACCAGCTGCTCTTAAACCCAAAAACCATAATTAAAACAACCACAATTGAACGCAGAAATGTGTTGACGAGAACGCTCGACGTCGGGAAGAACCACAGGTCCATTTATCTTCTGTAATTTTTTTTCTTGATATAAATCATAAACACAATATGGGTGGCGGTTTAATGCAGCTTGTCTCGTATGGCGCTCAGGATATCTACATCAGCGGTAACCCGCAGATCACGTTTTGGAAGATTCTATACAAGCGTCACACGAACTTCGCCGTGGAGTCTATTGAGGTGACGTTCAACGGTCAGGCCGACTTCAACAAGCGTGTGACGGCTGTCATCAACCGTAACGCTGACCTAATGTACAAGACGTATGTGCAGGTTGTTCTCCCGCAGATCACTCTAACGGGCGATTCAGCTGGTACGCTTGGCTCTACGTTCAAGGGCTTCCGCTGGCTCAACTACATCGGCCACCGCCTCCTCAAGCAGGTTGAGCTCGAGATTGGCGGCCAGCGCATTGACCGCCAGTATGGTGACTGGATGCAGATCTGGACGCAGCTCACGGTTGAGGCTGGCTCAATCCGTGCCCTTGAGTCAATCATTGGCAACACGCACGACCTAGTTCTCATGAAGCGCTCCACTGGCCTTGGTCTCGATGCGACGTGCTCTGCCTCTGAGACGACGATCTCTTGCGTGCCGCGCCAGGGCTGCCCGGCGAAGACGCTCTACATCCCGCTCCAGTTCTGGTTCTGCCGTAACCCTGGTCTTGCCATCCCGCTCATCGCTCTCCAGTACCACGAGGTCCGCATCAACGTTGACTTCGAGACGTGGCAGAACTGCCAGTACGCCGAGACGGCTGTTGGTGCGGCTGCCGCTGCGCCTGCCCAGTCCCTCGCCGCTGCCTCGCTCTACGTTGACTATGTCTACCTAGACACGGAGGAGCGCCGTCGTTTTGCCCAGCAGTCCCACGAGTACCTCATTGAGCAGGTGCAGTACACGGGCGCTGAGAGCATCACGAGCTCAAGCAACAAGCTCCAGCTCAACTTTAACCACCCGGTTAAGGAGCTCCAGTGGGTCGTGCAGCGCGACTCATTCGTTGACTGTTCTAACCCTGCCTGGATTGCGTCAGTCGGTGGCCCGCAGCCGTTCAACTACTCTGATGACTTCAGCACGGATGGTATCATCATGTCCCTCCTCTCCCAGTCTGCAGCGAGCGGAACTGCTGTAGGTGCGACTGCCAGCCAGGGCACATACGGTTCAGCTGCCGCTGCTATTGCCACGGCTGTTCTCGGCCAGGCCCCCACTGAGGGTGCGTCGATGGTTGGCGCCGATTCACTCGATATCAGCGGTGCCGCCGAGTTCGAGTCTGGTGTCAACTACCTCCTCGCGAAGGTCGTGCTCGACTCTGGTATCCGCTGCGAGGGTAAGAATCCGGTTGAGGTTGCCAAGCTCCAGCTCAACGGCCAGGACCGCTTCACGGAGCGTGAGGGCAGCTACTTCGACAAGGTGCAGCCGTTCCAGCACCACTGCCGTACGCCGTCTACGGGTATCAACGTGTACAGCTTCGCGCTTCGCCCGGAGGAGCACCAGCCGTCTGGCACGTGCAACTTCTCCCGTATCGACAAGGCCACGCTCCAGCTCACGGTGTCCCTCAACACGGTTACAGGTGCCCGCACGGCCCAGGTCCGCGTCTACGCGCTCAACTACAACGTGCTCCGCGTGATGAGCGGCATGGGTGGCCTCGCGTACTCCAACTAAAGTGTCTACATTTGCATAGAAGTGTAGCGTAACTAAAAATTAAACTGCAAATGAGTTTTCAAACGAAACATCATTTGTAAATAAATGGATGAATTGGCGTGCAAATATGTAGGGTCATTTGGACTATTAAAGTCATGCGATAAACGTAGTCCTAAACCTATTTCTGATTCTGGTGAAATGAATCCTGAATGGTATGCAAATGCAAAAGAGAATGATGTTTTACATGTATGTCCTCAAGCACTTCGCAGCTTTATAAGTGATGTTTTACCTACTTTAAAGAAGTCGTTTATTTTAGTTACGAATAATTCTGACATGACAATACCAGAAGACGTTCCAAATGTTCTCGTGTTGATACTTCACCCACTGCTAACACATTGGTTTGCACAAAACTGTACATCAACATACCACAAAATAACCCGCATTCCAATCGGTATGGATTATCATTCACTTACACCGTCACCTGGTCAATTTACATGGTCCCATAAACAAGCGCATTCGTGGGGCGTAAAGAAAATGCCAACTGTTCAAGAGTCAGACCTTTTTGCAATTAAAAATCTAGCAGGAACACGTTTATGCAAAGCATACGCAAACTTTCAATTTTTGATGACAACACGATATGGACAAATTGATAGACGAGATGCTATTCAGACTGTTCCGAAAGAGTTGGTGATGTACGAATATATAAAGACAACTAGAGACATTTGCTGGAAGAATATGATCAAATGTAAGTTTGTATTATCACCTCATGGAAATGGTTTAGATTGTCATCGTACATGGGAAGCTCTTGCGTTGGGGTGTTATCCAATTGTAAAAACATCTGGGTTAGATCCACTATTTGATGATCTACCAGTTTGGATAGTCAAAGAATGGTCTGATATAACTGCAGAAACTATGAGGCAAACAGCATCTGATTTTGATTGTCGTGAATTTAAGATGGAAAAACTCACATTAAAGTATTGGCAAGAAGTAATAGAGAATGCCAAATAATAAAACACAACGCAAATTCGGATCGCGTAGACAAGTATTTAACGGTACTGCCGAGAAAACACCTGGAGGGCTTAAAAAAGATGACCTGTTAAAAAATACTTATGGACGTATTGTTTCTGTAAAACGTCATCATACTATGAAGCGTCGTATGGTTGAACAAGATGGCGGTAAAACGGATCTATAAAATTCACATAGCGTCGGATAGTAGATTTGAAAATGTCCACCACTAAGCGTACTAAGACCTGTGAAGGTGGTAGTCGAAAGAACTTTAATATTAGAGAGCTTACTAAGCTCATCCTACGGGATGATTCGTGGAACATTATTCATCAGAAAAAGGCTCAGATTATTGATGCCAACTACCTGAAAGATGGTAAACTACGTGAAATGCTGACTGAGTTAGCACAGGACGACGATGATTGTCCGGGAAATAAGAACTGTCAAGAACTTCTCACGTGGTAAATTTTTTCGTTATACGTTTTAGAATTGTAAGTCCATTATTGTTTACAAGACGAAGATCGATTTTCCATTCAGGATGGTCCTGTAAAAATTCCTCAACTGCAGGCCACAGTCCTCTAGTAATTTCATCTATGGGAATTCCGGTATCCTTGCTTTGCTGAACTGGGTCCATATTACAGCGAATTGTCTCACCATGCCACTCGTCAACAGTGGTATCGTGCATAATAATAAACTTTTTTACAGAAGAATTCCAATAATTTAGTTCGCGCTTTAGATGACCGTAAACATGCCAAGTATCAATAAAAAGAAGATCAGTTGGTATTAGCGGAACATCGAGATCACTTGCGTGATAAAACGTTGCATTTACACCTTCCGACTTACACTTTGCAATAAACGGATCTATTTGCCAATTTTTATAAGGATCAACAAGTGAGTATGTATTATTAGGAGTTCCAACAAGACCAGCAGCAAATGCATAAGAGCTTGTAATAGCACGAACTCCACATTCTACAACTGAATCACACTGTTTAGTGTATGCGAGTAGAATTGGAAGATGTTCATGTATATCACACCAGGTAGGGTAACATTTTTCTTGGTAATCTTGTAATAATGTTGTTGTCATTTAGTACTTTAGTTTAAAATGAATTTAAGTAGTTTAACGAATAAAGATCTAAAATGGCGTTCTTACGTGTAATTAATCCAAATGAAGACTGTGAACTACCAGTCGATATGGCGATTGAATATAAATTTCCACTTGATCCTTTTCAAAAGCACGCAGTAAATGCTATTGCAAAGGATGAAATCGTATTTGTAACTGCAAAAACAGGATCTGGTAAAACACTAATTGGCGAATATCAGATTGCACATAGCTTGCGAAAGGGTAAACGAGTTTTCTATACAACTCCTATCAAATCATTGAGTAACCAAAAGTTTCATGATTTGAAAGAAATGTTTGGCGATGTCGGTATCATGACAGGAGATATCAAGTTCTGTCCTGATGCGAAAGTACTTATTATGACAAC